CTTAACTATAAACGGAACGCTAACACATACCGGTAATGTTTCCCATACAGGCAACTACGATATTACCGGAACTTGGACTAACCAAGAGATAAGAATTATTGGCAATGTAGTTGAAACAACTACTACAAATACAGATTTAGAACTACGTGCAAGCGGAAGTGGCGATGTATTAATACCAAATGACGATGTTATTTTATCACAAGATTTAACTGTAAATGGAACAACAGATCTACAAGCAACAACAATAAATGGCACAGTTACACATACTGGCGATCACATACAAACCGGTAATTTAACAATTACAGGACTTCTTGAAGTTGACGATATTGAAATTAATGGCAACACTATTCAAGCAGCTACTAATGATACAGATTTACAATTAACTGCAAACGGCACTGGAGAAATAGTAGTTCCAACTAGTGATGTAGTAATCACTAATAATTTAACAGTTAACGGAACAACTACCTTACAAGATACAAGTGTCACAGGGACACTAACACATGTTGGTGATAGAAACCATACAGGTAACTTTAACATTGGTGGAACTTTCTCAAACGGAGAAATTCAAATTGATGACAACTTCATTACAACTACAACTAGTAATGCTGATTTAGAGCTACGTGCAAGTGGCACCGGCGAAGTTACTGTACAAGGTAATGACGTTGTATTTGGACAAGCACTTACAGTAAGCGGAGCAACAGACCTACAAGCAACTACAATAACTGGAATAATAACTCACACAGGGAATGTTACACAAACAGGCAACCTGAACTTAACAGGTGACTTTGACAATGGCAACCTAAGTATAGCTGCAAATGTAATTCAAACTACTGACAGTAATGCAGACTTAGAGTTACGTGCTCAGGGTTCTGGTAAAATACTTGTACCAAATAACGATCTTCAAGTTACTGGAACACTTGATGTTGATCAATTAACTACACTTGACGACACAAATATTACAGGTGTAATAACTCACGTAGGCAATTCAACTATTACTGGTAATTACGATATTACTGGACAATTAAATGTTAATGATGTAAGTTTTGATACAAATAGAATCTTTACAAACACATTAGACACAGATCTTATATTAGAAGCAAACAATACTGGTAAAGTAATAGTTCCAAATAATGATGTAGAGATTGAAGAAAATTTAACTGTTGGTGTTGGTGCTACTTTACAGAATACAAATATTACTGGCACAGTTACACATGCAGGTAATTATACGCAAACTGGTAATTCAAATATTGACGGTAATCTTACAGTAACTCAAGATTTAGATATTACAGGTTCTGCACAGTTTGAGGAAATATTAATTGATGATAACTTTATCACAACTACAACTAGTAATGCAGATCTAGAACTACGTGCAAATGGTACTGGAGAAGTATTAATACCAGATGCCGATTTAAGAATTAATAATGACTTAATAGTTACTGGTACAATTACAACTGGAGATATTAATAGTGCTGGTACAATTACAGCAAATAGATTTAGTACCGGAGATATATTAATCGATGATAACTTTATCACAACTACTACATCAAATAGTGATTTAGAATTACGTGCAAATGGCACAGGTGAAGTAATAGTACCAAACAATAATGTTGAAATTACTGGTGACACTACAGTAAGTGGAACAACTGATCTAAACGGTGATACAGGCATTACTGGTACGCTTACGCACATTGGCAATTTATCACAAACAGGAAACTTTAATATTACAGGAAGTTTAACTGTTACTGGTGACTTAGATGTTTCCGGAGCATTCCAGTTTGAAGAAATATTAATTGATGATAATGTTATTACAACTACATCTAGCAATGCTGATTTAGAATTTAGAGCTGCAGGTACTGGGGAAATTATTATACCTAGTAATGATGTTAATATTTCAAATAACTTAACTGTTGATGGCACATTAACTGTAGGGAATATTGTAAGTACAGGAACTATACAAGCAAATAACTTTACTACTGGTGATATATTAATTGACGATAACTTTATTACAACCACAACATCAAATAGTGATTTAGAATTACGTACTAGTGGTACAGGAAGCATTGTACTAGATGATATTTCTATAATTGATTCAACAATATCTAGTACATCAAATATAACACTACAGCCAGACACTGAATTAGTTATTTTAGATGCAACAGGGGCACTCCAACTACCATCAGGAAATACAGCACAACGACCTAGCGGAGTGTTAGGACAAATTAGGTATAATGCACAACTTAATAGATATGAAGGATACACTAATATTGGTTGGCTAAAACTAGACGGTCTTGAAGATGCCGACGGAGATACAAAAGTAACAGCAGAACTGTCGCCAGGTGCTAATGATAACACTATTAGATTTGTTGTATCAGGAAACACTATAGCATCGGTTACTGAAACAAAATTAGATGCTAATTTAATAACCGTAGATGACATCCAACTTGATGGAAATGTGATAAGTACTATTACTAATAATACTGATCTACAGTTAACAGGCAACGGCACAGGCGCAGTCAACATTGAGAACTTTAAGTTCGATGATGGTACAATAACAAATGTTACACCTAACGGAGTGACAACTATTGTAAGTACTAATCAAGGATATGTTGATTTTTCAGACCCATACGGGGTTGTTATTCCAGTAGGAAATAACACAGAAAGACCTACAGGGGTTACAGGAATGATAAGGTTTAATACCGAAGACCTTAGAGTTGAAATGTATGACGGAAGTAATTGGATATCAGTAGCAGGTGCATCAGGTGGTATTAGTTACGCAGATGCAGAAGACATAGCGATAGAAAAAGTATTAATATTTGGATAATAGAGAATGGCAACAACACTTAAAAACACAGTTATAAAACAATGCGGCACACAGCCTGTACTTATATATGAAACACAACCTGGGAACAGGGTAACTGTTCTTGGTATAAGTTTTACAAACCTAACTGACAAATTTGTTTATGTTGACGTACTAGTTGAAGACGATACTAGTGTAAGCGGGTATTACTTAAAAGATAGTATTCTACCAGCAGGCACAAGTTTAAGAGCGGTATCAACAGGTGAAAAATTAGTGTTGGCCCCTAGCAATAGATTATTAGTTAGATCAAGTTTAGATGATTCAGTTGACGTCATTGTTAGTTACGTGGAGATAACATAATGGCATATTATATAGGAACTACACCACAAGATGTTTTAGATGGATTTATAAAAAGATATTTTTATGGTCTTCGTAGAAACAACGATGGAGAATTATTTCTTGTACAAATTGACCAACTTAGAGGCGGCAATGAAAATGTTGTTGTTGTAAACGATTTAGGTATTGCATCTGAAAACTATCCAGACTTTGAAGAAGGTATTGATTTCTTAGATGGAATTGATGCAAATCACGATGTAGTATATCCTAATGTGAGATATCCACAATTTAAATGGGAAAACAGATCGTTATTATATTATATAGAACCAGAAACAGGATTCTTTGTGCAACGAATATCAGAAGCATATGATTATCCAACTGGAGTATCAACAGTAGCATATGGCGAAGGCCAAGATGAAAACGTAATTGACTAAGGGAAAGAACAATGGCAGAGTTTAAGTTAGATAGATTTAAGTATAATTGGAAAGGTGATTGGACAACTGGCGCCGATTACAAACGTGATGACGTTGTACGTGTAAACGGATTTAGTTATGTTTGTATCATATCGCACACAGGATCTGCACTTTTTGCAACAGACTTAAACGCAATACTACCAGATAGTAATCCTCCGCAACCGCAACCAAAATGGGTTGTAATGACAGCAAGTAAATCATTTGTAGGTGATTGGACTCCGGGAACATCTTATAACGTAGGTGATACAATGTTATTTGGTGGAACTGTTTGGGACTGTGTTACAGCACATACAGCTTCGTCATTCCAGTCAGATGTAGCAAACTGGGCTGTATTTACTAAACATATTAAGTTTGATGCTGCTTGGACAGTAGGTACAGAATACGGACACGGAGATATTGTAAAGTATGGCGGCAATCTTTGGAAGTGTTTAACATCACATACAGCACAAGGAATACTAGAAAATAATCAAGGCGATTGGGAAGAATTCCACGTAGGTCAAGAATATAGAAATGCTTGGTTACCTAGTACTGATTACACTCTTAATGATATTGTAAAATATGGTGGATCATTATTTAAATGTATTGAGTCACATACATCAAATAGTGTAGAATTGGAAGACAGTAAGTTTTCAGTATTTGCATTTGGTACACAGTTTGACGGTGAATGGAATAGTACTACTACATATAACATTGGTGATGTAGTAAGGTACGGCGGAACTTCGTATTATGCAATTACAAATAATGTTGATTCAGATCCGTCAAGAATTTTAAGAGGCAATTCTTCAGGGTACGATAGTACTAATGATTGGCTTGTACTTTCCAAAGGATATCAATTTGCAGGCGAATGGGAATTAAGAAAAGAATTTAAAACAGGCGACATTACTCAACGTGGCGGCGACTTGTATGTTGCGTTAACAGATGTTAATATTAATGACGGCGACGAAAGTTCGTTAACATATTTAGATAATACTATTTGGGAAAAACTAGTTCCAGGTAATAGATGGAAAGCGCCTTGGGGAACTGGAACTTATTATTCAGTAGGTGATGTAGTTTACCATTTAGGTACAGCATATTCATGTAACTATGAGCATACAGCAGACGGAGAGAATTATCCAGGAGATAACGGAAACGTTTATGATTATTGGGATATACTAATACAAGCAGGTGACGAAGGCGGATTACACGACAAAGGCGACTTGCTTACTTTTGGGTTATCACGAACAGGCACAGGTGACGGAAGTACACTTGGCGATACTCGTGTAGAAATTGGCAAAGCAGAAAATGTACTATCTATTACAAATGAACAAGAAATATTTTGGAGAACATTTACAGCTGACTCAGATGTAATTTATGTTGCTCCGTATGGAGTTAACGATAACACTATTCTTAGAGGAAGAAGTCCAGAATTACCATTTAGAACAGTTAGATATGCTTGTGAATTTATTGAAGATAACTTTGCACCTTTAGCACCTACTAAGGTTGCTGTTGCAACGGGTAATTATGACGAAATAGGACCAATTATTATTCCAGCAGGGTGCGTAGTAATGGGAGACGAATTAAGATCGACTACAATTACTGCAACAGGTCCTATTCCAGAATATGCATACAATGCTGTTACTGATGTTGGTGACTATGTTCATGTAAAAAACTATTTTATACACATATCATCATTTATATTTGATTTAATATCAAACAATCCTGTAGTTAATACTGCTGGAAATACCGAAACACCAAGAACAAATATTGACCCAGGAACACTTGAAGCATCAAACAGAATAATTGAATTACTTGACGATTTTAAAAATTATACAGAATTTAATATTGCCTCAGGCGAAGTTAATCCAACTCTTGTAGGTTCTAATGTATTATCAGATCAAGCAGGATTTATTGAAACAGCTAATCATTTAAGAGTAAATTTAAAATGGATCCAAGAAGAGATATTTGCATTCTTAGATCTTACATATGACAATCTAAACAAAGTAAGAATTTTTGATGATGTTAATTCTCTAGTTAGAGGATTAGCAAGAGATATACAGTATTCAGGAAATTATGCAACACTACAAGCTGCTAGAAGATATGCAAATGCTGTTATTGGTAGTCAGGGCGACGACATGTTCTACTTTAGAGATACAACTGGCATGAGAAATTTAACAACTAAAGGACTTACAGGTACACTTAATCCTCCTGGAGTGTTTGATTTATATCAAAGACCAACTGGCGGAGCATGTACAAGTTTAGATCCGGGTTGGGGTCCAGATGATCAACGTTGTTGGATTATGCAACGTTCACCTTATATACAAGGTGTTACAAATATTGGTGACAACTGTGTTGGTAAAAAAGTAGACGGTTCATTACATAACGGTGGAAACAAGTCAATGACATCTAATGACTTTACACAAGTGTTAAGTGACGGCATTGGTGCATGGATTTCAAATGGCGGTCGAGCTGAGCTTGTGTCGGTATTTACATATTACTGTTCGGTTGGATATTTTGCAGAAGATGGCGGAATAATACGTGCAACTAACGGTAATAACTCATATGGTAGTTGGGGTGCAATTGCTGACGGTAACGATCCTAGCGAAACGCCGGATACGTGTTCAGTATGGAACAGAAATAACGAAGCTCAGGTAGACGAAGCATTTATTGGCGGAGCCACAGATGAAGTAAAACTTTTTGAGTATACACACGCAGGTCAACACTATACAAATGCAACAACAACTGTAGTAGGCGCCGGCGCTGGTGTTAACACAACATTCGAAGACTTTAGAGATCTAGCTGTAAGCCAAGTAAGACTAATAAACACAACAGGGTCAGGATCAGAAGGCGGTAGTAATTATCTAGTTAGGCAAGGATTTGCACAAACAACAGCAGATGCTAGTTCAACAATTAAAATATCTAATGCTGACGAAACACAGTTTTTAAGCGAAATTGTTGGAATGAGACTAATTATTATTTCAGGACCAGCAACAGGGCAATATGCATACATTGACTCTTATAGTGTTATAAGTAAAGAAGTTGGTGTTAAAAGAGAATCGGACGATCAAGATGGATGGGATCATGTTATTCCAGGAACAGCATTAGCAGCAAGTTTTGATTCAACAACACAATACAGAATAGAACCTAGAGTAGAAGTAAGTAGTCCTAGTCTTTCAAGTAGTTCTTGGCAACTAGACAATGCTAGAACATTTAATGACGTATCCGAAGGCGGTACTAGTGTAACATATCAATCAATTGGCTTAGGCTTAGGCAGCGGTGCTGTTGAAGGTATTGAACAGTCAGGTGCTGTTTATCAAATTTTAAGAACTGGTAAAGTATATACACCATCATTAGTATCAGGCGGAGCAGGATATGCAGCTGGAGACGAAATAGCAATACCGGGCACAGCATTAGGCGGAGTTACACCTGATCATGATTTAACTGTTAAAGTACTAACAGTAACAGATGATAGTACTAACTCTATACTTACAGCAGAATATATTGGTGTTGGTAGAGAACCAAGAATAGTTGCTTGTGCTAATCCTAACTACATGGCATATAGTGATAATGCAGGCGAAACTTGGACTGAAAATACACACTCAGTAGCAGGAACACTACACACTGTAATTGCTGGAGATAATAGATTTATCGGACTAGGCGGACAAATTAATCAATACGTATTTTCGTTAACAGGCGAAAGTTGGACAACAAGATCACTTCCAGGTGCAAACAACTGGATGCACGGAACATATGGTGGCGGCAAGTTTGTTATTTGTACAGCGGCATATGCTAACTTCTTATATAGCACCGACGGGTTATCATGGACCGAAACACCACACGGTGGAAGTGTATCAGCATTTGCTAAAGTAGCATACGGACAAGGTACATACATATCAGTAAGTAACGAAGATAGAGCTGTTACAACATCACCAGATGGTATTACTTGGAATAGAGTTAATAATAAACTTCCTACAGAATTTGCAACAGTTAATTCAATAGAATTTTGTGGATTTGCTTATGGCGATAATAGATTTGTAGGTATAACAGAAAGCGGTAAAACATGTTATACTGTAGACAAAGGCGCAACATGGCAACTAGGCGGCGATGTTCCACAAAACGGTGGCGGCACTTTAGTATTCACTGGATTAAAATACGGTAATGGTGTTTGGATGGCATCAGCAAATGATAACGGAACAGGAGCAACTAACTTAGTTGCAGTTACACAAGACGGAATAACATGGAATCAATATAATTTAGATTCAAGTCAAGCATGGGGAGCGTTAACTTACACAAGTAATAATAATAATCCAGAGTTTGTTCTTATAGGCGATCAAGCAACAGGTAATGCTATTGTTAAAGCAAGAACAGGTGCTAAAGCAATATTAAGAGCAGATGTAAACCAAGGTAAAATATCAAAATTTAAAATATGGAATCCGGGCGGCGGATACATTACTCCTCCAACAGTAACAATAACTGACAATCAGTACATATCAGAAGTTGAACCACAAGTTAGAATTTCAAGTGGCGTACTTGCACAACCAACATTTAATAATAGAGGAGCAGGATATAGAACAGGCTCAACTACTATAACAATAGCAGGTGACGGATATGCTGACATTATTGAACAAAGTAATAAATTAACACTTGCAGGTGTAAATGTTGTTCCAGGTCCTGGAGTGCAAATTAGAATAGACGGCATTTTGGATCTATTAACCGAAGTACCAGATGATTTAAAATTATACAACGGTGTTAAAGCAACAGACTTAGGTGATGACGGTACAGGTAACGGAACAAGATTAGTTGAATTCCAAATTAGTCCAAGTATAGAAAACACTGATAACTTACAGCATGGCACAGTGGTTAACTTACGAAATAGATATAGTCAATGTAGAGTAACAGGACACGATTTCCTAGACATAGGCACAGGCGGCTTTGCAGATACAAACTATCCAGCATTATACTCAGACGGAAACTACTTTGTAAGTGCTCCTGAAAATGAAGTATACGAAACTAATGGAGGTAGAGTATTCTACACAAGTACAGACCAAGATGGTAACTTTAGAACAGGTGAACTTTTTGCTGTTAACCAAGCAACAGGTATTGTTACAATTAGTGCTCAATTCTTTGACTTAGACGGTCTGTCAGAACTATCACTAGGCGGAGTTAGATTAGGTGGATCTGGTACAAGTGTACAAGAATTTAGTACAGACCCAACTATGAGTGCAGACTCTAATCAAGTTATTCCAACACAAAGAGCTATTGCAACATTCTTAGCAGATAGACTATCAGTTGGTGGTGAAGATCTTCAAACTAACTTACTACAAGCAGGTAATGTTCAACTTGGTGGTGAAGATAACAAGATTGACATGAACAATAACGAAATTTTAAACTTCAATCGTCCTGTAAACTTTGCAGGAATAGGAGCAGACGGCATTTCCCCAGCCGGACTTGGCGGAACAATTATTTCTCAAATGTTGTTAGTAAGGAATATCAATGATACCGTACAATAACCAGGAAAAAGTTTTAATGATAAATACACTATACGGAGTAAAAGCAAATGGCAGAATTTAAACTAGGTAGAATTAGATTTGTTTGGAAAAACAACTGGACTACCGGAACAACATATTATAAAGATGACGTTGTCGCATTCGGAGGCAAAGTTTATATTTGCGTAGAAGGTCATGGCAGTGCAGCAGACTTTTTTACAGACTTAAACATAGTTCCAAGTAAATGGAACTTAGTAAGTGACGGACAATCTTGGTTAGGTGAATGGGCGCATAGTACAGCATATGTAAATAACAACATTGTTAAATACGGCTCAAAGTTATACATTTGTCAAACTAATCATACTTCAAGTGTTGTAACTGGTACAGTAACTAAAGCGGTAGCTGTAGCTGTTAATACACAGTCTCCAGGCAATAATGTTTATGTAATAGACGGAACTGAGTATCCTAGCATACAATTCCAGCATGGTAAGACATACGTGTTTACACAAGACAATGTTTCAAATGTTACACATCCGTTCTTGTTTAGTGCAAGTAAAAATGGTACGCATAGTGGCGGTACTGAATATACAGTTGGTGTAAAGTATTATATAGATAACGTAGAAGTAGACGATTCAACTGCATACATAGCTGCATTTGATGCTGCAACTAATAGAAAAATAACAATAGAACCTACATCATCTACTCCGGAAACATTGTATTACTATTGTTATAACCATTCTAATATGTCAATTGACTCCGAAATTGATATTATTAACTACGGTATTGAAGCAGACTTAGGTAACTGGCAAACATTTGCCGAAGGCTTAGACTGGAAAGGTGACTGGAACGCAGGATACCAATATAGAAATAATGATTTTGTAAAGTATGGAGGAGCATCATATGTATGTAAGACTCCGCATACATCACAAGCAAATGGTCTTGAAGACGACCAAGCAAAATGGGAACTTTTAAATAAAGGTTTTGATTATAGATCAGAATGGACAGCAAGTAAAAAATATTTAGAAAACGATGTAGTACGTTATGGTGCAGGTCTTTGGATATCAATTAATAATCACACTAGTAGTTCAGCATTTAGTACAGACTCAGCAAATTGGGAAAAGTTTGTAGAAGGCTTCCAATTTGAAGATGTATGGACCTGGGAAGGAAGTTACCAAACAGGTGACGTAGTACGTTACGGTGGTAATCAATATATTGCAAAACGTGATAACACTGATAAGACTCCGTCTTTAGAAACAACTGACTGGGACTTGTTTTCAGAAGGATTAAGATTAATAGGTGATTGGGGCGCAGATAGTTCACAGTACGAGTACCAAGTTGGTGACGTAGTTAGACTAGGCGGCTTTACATATCGTTGTATTTTAGATCATCAAAACCAACAACCGCCAAGTGCATTGTACTGGGAAAGATTAAATTCAGGATTTGAATGGAGAGGCGAATGGGTAGACGAGCAAGAATATTACCAAGGTGACGTAGTACGTTACGGTGATAGCTCATATGTTTGTTTACTTGGTCATATATCAGAAGGTGACGATTATTCATCTGATCAAGTTGGCGCAGCAGGTTCGCGTCCAGACTTAGCAGATAGTGGAGCATATTGGTCAGCACTAGCAATAGGTACAGAACAATCTGTATTAACAACTAAAGGTGATTTAGTTTACTATAGCGGAGCAGCACCAACAAGATTACCAATTGGTAAAGATGGTCAGGTTTTACAAGTTAATGCAAATTCATTACCAGAATGGGCATTTTTAGGATCATCAGAAGATGTTTATTATGTTGCAGAACATGGTAAAGATGAACCAGCTCCAATTTACGGACAGTCAATTGACAGGCCTTGGAAGTCTATTAGATATGCAGCTCAACAAGTTGAACTAGGTGCTAAAAGTCCAGAAGCAGCACAAATACTTGAATTGAATAGAAAATTTATTCAACGTGAAATAGTTGAATGGACTGATTACCAAATTACAAATAATACTGCACCATTTACATCTAGCTTTAGTTACGAGTCTAGTAAGTGTGAAAGAGACATGGGTCTTATTGTTGATGCTATACTACATGATATAAAACATGGTGGCAATGTTCGTTCAAGAGAAGCAGCTTTATCATATGCAAATGAAACTGCAGGATCACCATACCTTACACAAAAAGCAGAAACTGTTGCAAGTATTAATTATGGATTATCTGTAATTACTAACGTACTTGCACAAACAGATCCAAGTGTTAATTACCAAACAACAAACGGTGATAACTCAACAGCAATTGTTTCACAATATAAAAATGCAAACTTAATTGCAGAAGCTGTTAACACACAAGTTACAGAAAATATAAAAATTATTACTGATGCAATTACAGCAGGCAATGATACAAATATTCCTCCAAGAATTATTAATAACACATTAATTAAAGTATCAACAGGAAGATATATTGAAGTACTTCCGATAATTGTTCCAGCAGAATGTTGTATTATAGGTGACGAACTTAGAGCCGTAACAGTTGAACCAAGAACAGCTTTAAACTCTACACTAACTCCAACAGGCGATTTCAAGTATACATTTAAAGGACTTGAAAGAATGACAGGAATTGTTGGTGATATTGTAACTGGTCAAACAGTCACAGCAACATCAGGAAATAGCCAAGCACAATCACAAGTATGGCCATATGCTGAAACAACAGTAGTAGGTCCAGAAGTAACACGTTTGGCAAGATCAGTAAGTGACAGAATTAATGTCGGACTAGGTGAAAAGAGAAATGGTAACTTACCAGTATTCCATGATATGTCTGATACAAGTGCAGGTCGTGCAAGAGACTTAGTTCTAAAAAACAAAGCGTTTATCCAACAAGAAGTTATTGGATACATTGCCGACACATATCCAAACTTAGACTATAGCAGAACTAAATGTAAACAGGATGTTGGTCTTATACTTGATAGTATTGCATATGATTTAACATACGGCGGTAACTGGATGAGCGAAACAGCAGGTCTTGCTTATTACAATGGTGCAAGCGGAGTATTACAAATTGATAGTACTGAGAGTGCAGCAACTATTGCGGCATACGGTATAATGAAATCAACAGCACAAACAGTTTCAAGAGACATAGCTGTAACTCCAACATACCAATCAACTACAGCACAAGTAAGCGGTATCCCAGGCGATGCAGCTGATGCAACTACAATAGGTAGCTTGTTTGACGACATTATTGACATTGTTGATAACGGACCGTCAAGCTCAAGTATTACATATCCTGTAGTAACAGGCGCAGCAGCTGGATTACAATCAGCGGCAACTACACTAGCAAGTAAGAAAACTGAAATTGGTGAAAAGACTATCGACTTTATTAATAATAACTTTGGTAGTTTTAAATATAACAGTGCTGTTTGTAGAAGAGATTTAACAAATATCATTACTGATGTTACATTTGATGCAGCATTTGGAACTAACTATAACGGTGTTTATAACGGTATTTCATATACTAGACCAATTAATGCTTATAACTTAGCAAACCAAAGAGTTGAAACTATTGGTGCTATTAGACAAGCTAGAGATTCAGTATTAGCTCTTACTAGCGATTCAACAGCAATAACTAGAATTCGTACATCAATGAATGAAATTGTTGATATTATTAACAATAATACTGGCCCAGCTGTACCAGGCGACGGAGTAGCAAATGCACTAACTTTCCCAAGTCCAGCAGGAGTTGATCAAAACAAAGTTGACGCAAAAGATAACTTAGTAGCAAACAGAGATTTTATTAAAGCAGATGTTGTTGCATATGTTAATAATAATACTCCGCCAGCAGGATACGACGAAGCAAAATGTGCTAGAGACGTAGGCTATATTGTTGACGCAATGTGTTACGATGTGCTATACGGTGGCACAATGGCTGCAACAAGAATAACAGAATCATACTTTGGAATATTTGGTGCAATTTATCCAGATGGACAAGTAAGTGAAACTGTAGCAGCATACGGACATTTAAGTACACTAATGGGACTAATTGCACAAGAAACATCAGTTACAGCACAATCAGGAAATAGTGAAGTTCAAACTACACTAGGTACTCCTGCAAGTGGTACTGAAGCAAGTTCAATAGCAGCAGGAATGACTATTATTACAGATGCACTTACAGCAGGTAATACTGATAGTGTGCCTACTGTTGTATATCCTAGTGTTACTGGAGCATCGGTATCTATACAATCAGATATTACAGACATTAATACAGCTAGACCAGCAACGATATTAAGTACTATACAGTTTATTACTAATACATATAATGACTTCAAATATGATCATGCTAAGTGTACACGAGACCTTGGATTAATCATTGATGCAGCTGCATATGATTGGCAACTAGGTACTAACTATGCTAGTTTAATAACAGCATTAAGTTACTTAAGAGCTCCGTCAAACAAAGTAGTAGGCGACCAAAAAACAGCAACTATTGCAGCAAACGAATTTGCAAAAACACTTGCTGTAGCTAACGTAAACAGTGAAGCAGGCGCAATTACTGGAATTAACACAACTTGGGAAATAGTACAAGATACATTATTTGCAGGTGCAGCTGAAGGTGGAAATAGAAAAGTAGCCGACCAAGAAGTGTTTAATGCTATACGTCAACTTGAAATGAACAAAGATTTTATTGCAGACGAAGTTGTTGCTTATGTGAATGATTACTTTAGTGACACTATTACAGCAACATCAGTAGTAACTGGTGGTTCAGCAGGTGGAACAAATTCTAATAGATTAACAATTACTTCAACAGCTTGGTTAGATGAAGGCATGGAAGTTAAGTTAACTAATACAAACAGTATTTTAGAAAACTCTGGATTGTTTATTCCTAATCAAAAGTATTATGTAAAAGAAATAATTAATGGTACATCATTTACTGTGTCAAATAGTGCAAACGGTTCAGAAGTAGCTGTAGATAACCCATGGAGCGGATCAATTAAAATTGAGAAAGCATATGTTTACAGCGAAGCAATTTGTAAACGTGATATTAAAGAATATATTAATGCAATGAAATGGGACCTTGAATGGGCACAAACATGGAAACGTCAATATAAAATTGGTAATGTAGAAAATGCACTAACATTTTATAGACCAGCAAGTTATAAAACAAGATTAGCTGCAAGATTTTATGTAAACAGTATTATAGGATCACAAGAAGAAGATTTCTATTACTTACGTAATGGTACAGGTATAAGACTTCAGTCAATGAAAGGACTGAAGGGCGACTTAGGACCAGCAAACTCGTTTGGTACACAAAGACCAACCGCAGGAGCATATTGTTCATTAGATCCAGGTTGGGGTCCAGATGATCAACGTGTATGGATTACAGCACGTTCACCATACGTACAAAACTGTACAACATTTGGTTTTGCAGCAACAGGACAGCGTATTGACGGTGCATTACATAACGGCGGCAATGATTCAATTGTTAGTAATGACTTTACACAAGTTATATCAGACGGTATCGGAGCACACATTCTTAACAATGGTAGAGCAGAGCTTGTGTCAGTATTTACATATTACTCACACATAGGCTACCTAGCAGAAACAGGTGGAAGAGTACGTGCAACTAACGGTAATAACTCATATGGTAAATTTGGTTCGTCAGCAGAAGGTGTTGATCCAACAGAAGTTCCAGTAACAGCAGTTATTGATAACTCGACACAATATAGTGCAACTATATCAGGTCTTAATACAAACAATAATGAACTATTAAATATTGAATTAAGTCATGCAGGTAATGAATATACCGAAGCATTAATTGAAGTATTTGGCCCAGGAGATAACGAAGTAGTAGTAGCAGACGAATTTAGAGATGGAGCAATGTTCCAAACTCGTGTTATTGAAACTACACCGGATACAGCAGGTGGTACAGGATATACATTAGTATCAAACGTTGCACAATCAGGTTCTTCAACATATATTGACCTTTCGTCAACAGATGGTAATGTAAGTTCAGCTTATGTTGGTATGAGACTTCAAGTTATTGGTGGTGCTGGTATAGGATTATTTGGTATTATTGACTCGTACGATGCAGGTACAAAACGTGCAAGCATTACTAAAGTATCAGATGGTACAGCAGGTTGGGATCACGTTGTTCCAGGAACAACATTTGCTGCTCCTAACTCAACATCAACATATCAAATTGAGCCACAAGCGGCATTTACTGCTCCACCACAATCGAATACACAAAGATCGTTGGCAGGTGCATTAGTAGCAAATAAATCAATATTTGCAGAAACTTCAGCAGAGTATACAGCATTAGCAACCACTACTGAATCAGACGGTACTGGCGTAACTTTTGATGTTACTAGAAATGGCGAAAAATACTATGTTACTTTAAACGGTGCAGGGACAGGTTATACTAGACTTGATACTGTAGTGATACCAGGAACATCGTTAAATGGCACATTAGTTGATAATGATATTACTGTTACAATTACAACAGTTAATTCATCCACTGGTGCGGTTGTAGACTTTGACTTTACTGGAATTGGACGAAAAGGATTGTTTATTACAATTCCAACTAGCGGCACAGGCGGCGCAAAAAGTATTGACGGCATTACTTGGACAGCAGAAACATTACCAAGTCCAGGTGCAGGTTTTTACGATGCAATAGCAACTGGATTAGTAGATGACGGATCCAGTGTTTATAAAGCAAGTGCTGTAGTAACAGTTTGTAATAATTCAAATGTAGTAGCATACAGTGTAGACGGCGATGCGTGGACTGGAACAACTTTACCAAACGGACTTGCTGCAGCTGGTAGCAAGAGCATTGCATATGGTAATGTCGGAGTAAACGATAATAGATTTATTGTAAGTAGTGTAGGCGATAGAGATATTGCTTACAGTCAAGATGCTGGCCAAACATGGGCAGTATCTAGTAACGCACTTCCGTCAACTGGATTTAATTTATTAACATACGGTAAAGGGCTATTTGTTGCACTAAAAACTGGAACTAATACAACATCATTTAGTGCAGACGGTGTTACATGGAGTGCAGGCGCTGGCTTATCTACAGATACATGGACTGATATAGTTTGGGGTAACGGTAGATTTGTTGCAATTGCAGCAAGTGGAACAAAAGCAGCATTTAGTTTAGATGGTCAAAATTGGACTGATGCTACATTACCAACAGTTGGTGCTCCACGTAATATTGCATACGGACAAGGTGTATTTGTTGTTACATTCCAAGATGACGCAGATACTATTGCATATTCAGAAAATGGAATACAATGGTCAACTAAAACTATAACAGCAAATGGAAGTTCGGGTTACGGTGCAGTTGCATTTGGTAATCCAGGACAAGATGGTAAGTTTGTATGTCATACATATGACAGTACTTCAGTAGTTGAAGAAGTTAAGATTGGTGCAAAAGCAAGAGGAAGAGCAGCTATTGCAAACCAAAAACTATTCCAAATTAACATTGAGGAACCAGGAAGCGGATACACTAGTGCTCCAACACTTACAATTACTGATCCAAACAACATTACAGATGTTGAATTACAAGTTAGAATCGGTAACGGTGCAATAGCAAATCCAACATTTAATAATAGAGGAACAAGTTTTACAACAGCTACGGCAACTGTAAATGCAGAAAACAGTAACGGTAAAGCAGACTTCTTCCAAAACGGAGCATTTATTGCTGTTAAGAGATTAACATCAACACCGGTTCCAGGATCAAACGTTGTAATTGCTGGAATACCTAACAAGTTCTTTAAACTTGTTAGTACTGTAAGTTTAATTGGTACTAACGATGGTTCTAAGAAAGGATTCTTACAAGTTAGTCCTTCATTAACAATTAGTGAAGCACCAGCAAATGAAGCAAGTGTATCAAAACGTATTAGATTTAGTCAGGTACGTTTAACAGGACATGACTTCTTAGACATTGGTACAGGCAACTTTGCAGATACTAACTATCCAGGAACTCCAGTTAATGCTCCAGTACAAAGTCAAGAAACAAACGACTTTGACGGAGGTAGAGTATTCTACACAGCAACTGACCAAGATGGTAACTTTAGAGTAGGTGCATTGTTTAGTATTGAACAGGCAACAGGTGTTGCAACACTTGATGCTGATGCATTTAACATTGCAGGACTACAAGAACTATCACTAGGTGAAGTTACACTAGGTGGTAACTCAGCAAGTATTACAGAATTTAGTACAGACCCGTTCTTTACAGCAAATTCAGATACAGTAGTTCCAACACAACGAGCTGTAAAAGCGTATATTGAGGCTCAAATTGGTGGTGGTGGTGCATCATTGAACGTGAACTCAGTAACAGCAGGCGACATATTTATTAACACCAATCAGATAACAACGGTGTCTGGAGAAACGATAAATATCAAAGCAAACGTTAACTTTAGTGGAAGTGTTCTTGGCTTACCACTAGCATATAATTACATGTTAAGATAACATTAGGAGAAATAAAAATGGCAACAGGAATTTTAGGAACAGCAGATTTAAGTGCTAATACAGATACAACTGTATACACGGTACCTGCTAATACATTTTCAGTAGTAACTGTAAGTGTATCAAATAGATCAGCAAATAACAGAGCTGTTCGTGTAGCATTAGCTGCTTCAGGAACACCAGGTAATGCAGAGTACATTGAATTTGACTCACAATTAATTGGTAACGGTGTGCTTGAAAGAGGCGGCATTGTTATTGATGCGGCTAAAAATATTGTATGTAGATGCGATAGTACAGACGTAAGTGTTGTAGTATACGGTATCGAAACTTCAACAGTTTAAGGGAGAATAGTAATGCGTAGAATAACAACAGGTGTACAGGGTGGACCAGTTTTAGGTACATTTACAGCAAAAGAGAATAACTTGCAAACTATTGAAGACAATGTCGATATGGTGTTTGACCCTAACGGACTCGGTGAAGTTAAATCTGCGAAACATATTCAACTAAACGCTGAAAAAACTTTAAAATTAGCCGATAGTGCAAGTAGTAATTATGCGGGACTTAAATCGCCTACTACATTAGGTGGCAGTTATACATTAACTATGCCAACAGCATTACCATCGCAGAATGGGTATGCGATAACAAGTGATACTTCAGGTAACTTATCATTTGGTGATATTAGTTTTGAAACAACAAACCAAACAGGAGATTCGGGCACTTATTACGTTGCCATAATGGATGATGCCGATGCAGGTGATGGTAGTGTTACAGGACTAAACTATAGTGCTGGAAAATTATCGTTTGTTCCATCAAGTGGTATGTTGTCAACAACAGCAATTACTACAACTGGTAATAGCAGTTTAGGTGGTACTACAACAGTAAGCAGTATTGACTGTAATGGTGGCTCTATCGATGGTACAACAATAGGTGGTGCGACTAGAGCTAACGGTAGTTTTAGTACAATGACAGCAACTAGTATTGTAGAGGATTCAAGTATCACTCTTAAAGAAAATGTTAATCCTATTACTGATGCACTACAAAGTGTATTACAATTATCAGGTGTTACATATGATCGTAAAGACGGAAGTACAAAACACGAAGCAGGCTTAATTGCTGAAGATGTGTATAACGTACTACCAAATCTAGTTAAACTAGATGATGCTGGTAAACCACTTGGTATTAACTACACCAAACTTACAGCATACTTAATTGAGTCTGTTAAATCATTAACAAACGAAATTGCTGAATTAAAAAAAAGTAAATAGGGAGCAAGCCTAGTGGCAACGTTAAAAAATACAACAATAAACTCAACCGGAAATATAAATCTTCCGTCGGGTACAACCGCACAGCGTCCTTCGACACCGGCAGACGGTGATATGAGATATAATACTGACCTAGGTTATGCAGAATATTATTTCAAAGGATTTTGGGCAGATGTTAGAACCGGACAGGGTGCATTTATGCGTAGGAATTGTGTTGTACAACTAGATGCCACACTACCAGAATCATATCCAGGTAGCGGAACAGTATGGTATGATTTATCAGGTAATGCAAATAATTTTAATATAAATGCTAGTGCTTACAACGCCAGTGTTAATGGAACAGGTTCTAATATAAACAGTACTACAACTACACTTGCTGGTAATAGTTACGGTGTTGACGGATATATGGATTTTAATGGTAGTTATGGTCAAGCTAAAAACGCATCTGATATAAGTTTATCAGGAGACGTTACTTACTATTGTGTGTCTAGAGTAAAAACTAGTACAGCTGAGTGGCGAACACTTACAAGGAGTTACAATGCCGACCATCATGTAATTATACAAAGTGGTGCTAACGATGTTGGTATGTACGATAACGACGGCTCAGGCTTTATAGATAGCGGCATAAATCAAAACACACAATTTCCTTGTTACAGTAACGATCAGTATACTAGTGGCGGCAACACTCAAAGAATGTTTGCTGTATATGCATGGAGTTGGAGTAATGATGATAATCCGACATATAAATGTTTTATTAATGGTTACCTTGCAGGAACAATATCAAATTCAAACGCACGATACAATAGGGGATTTGGATCAATTGGTGGATATCACAACGGTAACTCTAGCGTAAATAGTGGATCGCAGCATTGGGGAGATATAAAATTCTTTTCAGCACACGCCGATAGACATACTGATGAAGAAATTAGAAGTAATACAGCTTCGCTAAGACATAGATTTGGGATATAAAACATGGCAGATTTACAAAACACAAATATTAATGATACAGGATATTTAAGATTACCAATAGGAACAGATGGTGATAGGCCCGCAAATACAGTTGGTGCTGTAAGACTAAACAGTAATAAAGGCATTGTTGAATACTGGGACGGATATGCTTGGGAGTCAAATAGTGTAGCATTTCCGCATAGAACAATTATTACTACAGCATATGTGCTCGGTGGATACAAGAGTGCTGTTGTTTGGAATAATGTTAATAAGTGTTTTACACAAACAGATACTACAATTAACTTAGGTGACGGTAGTGTTGAACGAGCATTTAACTACCAATGGGGAGCATGTAGTAAAGATTATGCATATGTCTTTGGTGCAGGTAACGCTCACGTTGCAAGTTCAAACTATGTTATTGCTTTTAATATGAGAACAGAAACTAATGCTACTGATATTTCACGTAATTTAAGTTATAATAGAATACGTTTAGGTGGAGTTTTCCAAGAAGATACATTTGCATTTACTATTGGCGGCGGTTCTGCTAATATTGAAGAATACAACATGGTTACAAAATCAGTGGTATCGGTGCTTAGTCCTACGTATACGTCAGCAGATTGTTGGGGTGCTAGTCATGAAACTTATGGCATTATGTATACGTCCAACGACAATAGAAACTTTACATTTGCAACAAGAACACTTACATCTAGAGGCGGCACAACAATAAGTAATCACCACCAACAGAAGTCAATACAGAGTAAACACAACTATGCATGGGCCGGAAACAACGGAAGTTATTCAGGTGGCTATACATATCGAAAAACTAATTTTATTACTAATAGTACATCAGGAACTGTAAATAAACCAATTGGTAATTGCGGTGAAGAGAACTATACAATGGGTCAAGATCACCAGTATATGCTAGGGCAATATAACGGACTACAAAATAACTTATCACACAGATGGAATTATAATACAGATTCAGGCTTCCAGTTAGGCGCATCAGGCGAACCTAAAGGTAAAGCAGGAATGAGTAGTGCTGTGTGTGGCTGGAATTAATTAAGGAATAATATTCAATGGCAACTTTAAAAAATACTCACATTAACGATTCTGGATATCTTAGAGTTCCAGTAGGTACAACAGGTCAGCGTAATGGATCTACAGAAGGAACATTAAGGTATAATACTGATACTGCTGCAGTTGAGTATTATTCAACATTACATAATAATGCGTGGCAAGACTTTACAATTCCTTGGTACACAAGACAGATTGTAGTAGCAGGATATGTTATGGGCGGATACAAGAGTTCTGCTGTTTGGAGAAATGTAAATAGAGTTGATCATTCAAATGATACAGCAACAGACTTAGGAGACTTACTAGCAAGATCTGGAAATTATAAATCAGGTGCTGTAGGACTAGATAGAGCATTCTATTTTGGAACAACTAACGCACATAATGCTAGTGGTAATATTACAACTGGGTTTTCTATGCGTACTGATACAGCATTTTCTACTCAAAACGGATCAAATATGGCTAATAATAGAGGTCATATGGGTTGCGTATTTAAAGAACACTTAGCAACTTGGCTTACAGGTGGCGGAAGATCAGACGTAGAACGTTTTGACACTGTTACTGAAATGATGTATGCTAGACCAGGGTTATCTACCACAGGTGGACAGGGTGGCTCAACAGCAGGAGGACCATGGGGTACTAGTGCAGAAAACTACGGAACTTGGTATATGGGCGAAGGGTACAGCGGCACAATATATTGCTGGAATTTCCAATTTGCAAGTGAAACACTATTAGCAAGAAGTGGTACACAACCAGGGTATCATTTCCAACAAAAGAACATATCATCTAAATTAGTTCATGGGTATATAGGAAACAACGGAAGTTGGGCAGGTGGATATACATATAGAAGAACTAATCATCTTACAGATACAACAGCAAGCGGAAGTTATATGAATAAAGCGTATACTAACTGCGGTGAAGAAAATTACACACTAGGTAATGATAAATCTTATATGTTAGGACAATATAACGGACTTCAAAACAACTTAGCTGCTAAATTTGTATATGCTTCAGAAACACAAACGACAGGTGCTTCATCAATGGAGCCAAAAGGTCCAGCAGGACGCAGTTCAGGTTTCGGCGCTTGGAGAGGCTAGTCTAGTTAAATACTCGTATAAGTAATACTTGGAATTATTTTTTAGGAGATATAAATGACAGACCCCCGTATTGATAGACAGAAACAGTATTTTGGCGATGCGCCAACAATGCCATTAGTTACCGACGTTGAACAGTTATCAGATAAAGAAAAAGAAACGTTAAGTGCTGCTTATAATAAGCAATGGTCAAACCCCAAATTTAAAATAAAATGGTTTGTTGGTCAAACACAAATTACACCATTTGCAAAATTGCGTCAATGGATGTTAGAATTAAGAAGTAGGGAAGAAACTCTACAGCAAGTTTTATATGATAATCAAAAGTGGGAAGTTGAAAGAGATCGCAATCAATGGATTGCTGATAACACTGATGATCAATTTGATAAAAGATTAGCACAAATTGAAGCTGATAACGAAACTAAAAACTTACAGCAATCACATAAAAAATTACGTGAATATTACCTTGAACGTCAAAATCTTATTGATCTTATCAATGAGTTTTTAGAGTCTGACGAAGCACTTCTTCCGGACGGTTCGGGTAGATCGTATATGGATATTCTAAATACTGAAGAAGAAGATGTTTACGAAGCAGAATATTGGACAAATAGATTAGCAAAACAAGCATCAACTGACTTAGTATTTTACGGTAGAATTGGTACCGGTAATATGGATGCTATTTTAAGTATGGCCCCAGAGCAACAATCAGAAACATTAGGTCTTGCTCTTAATTATGCAGCTCAGTTACAACAAGTTCAATCTACTCTTCAACTTGAAGTAGATGAAAAATTAAAAATTGGCGGCCAAGACCCAACTAAAGATCTTCCTTTACCAGAAGCAGTTCAAAGAGAGCAAATAACAACGCAATCTGCACCAGCTCCAAATGGAAGTGACGATTATGATATATATAATACATGAAACTATAGCAAGTAATGATCCACGTTGGATGAAAGGCATGGAACGTATAGGCGACTTTTGGAACTATACAGTTACAACAGCACCTGATGGAACATATGTTGATTGGCTAAATGGTAAAGTTGTTCCGGAAAAGGTAGCGAAGTCATATAAGTTTGTAACAGCAGTTAACGGAGAAATACCAGTTGCAAAACAAACTGATATATACGAGCAGATTGTTCAAGACACTGGCGATACTCATACTGAAGAAGGGCCTAAATTTTATTACGACTTAACTGCTCATGATACAAATAACGGCATAGAATTTTTAAAATCAGTTATGATGATACATATAAAAACACACCTTGAAACTAATAATGGTTATATTCCTGCATTAACAAAAATGTTAAACGAAATTACTTCATTAGATCAAGGTCAAAGATTAATGTATGATTATTTTGGTTGCAACTTTCCAGGAACAAACTTATCTGCCCGTAAGCCAACATTTAAAGTTGATTGGATAGAAAATCCAGCTTGACAAACAGCACATTATCTGCTATACTAAGTATAAAATATAGCTATACTAGTGAGACATAAATGCAGAAAATTTTTAGTGTACCTCTAAATCCTAAACTTGCTCCTGAGCAATTTCAAGAGTATTTTGATTTTTTAAAGGACCACAAACACCTTATTTACGATGTATATTTTACATGTAGAATACCGCCATTTGCACAAGATGCAATGGGCGATATTTTCATGCATAATGAAGATTATACCTATGCTATTAATACAGCATTGTATATACAACAAGAATTAGATATTCCAATTAGTGCTACATTTAATAATACAACAGTGCCGCCAACACAATCTAATTTAGATACTCTTATACGAAACTTTAAACCGTTATATGATGCCGGAGTAAGAACAGTTACTATTCCGCATACCCACTGGATGGCAACAGGTCAAATTAAAAAAGCATTTCCAGAACTTCATGTTAAAAATACAATATTACGTGATGTACGTACAGCAAGCGAAATAGTAAACCTTGCTAAAGTAGGATTTGATTATATTAATCTTGATAGAGATTTGATGCGTGACAGAGATACATTACTACGCCTTAAAGATGCAAAAGTTTGGATTAAAGAAAACTTAGGTAAAGACATCAGATATAGTTTACTTGCTAATGAAGGGTGTTTAGGTAACTGTCCAATGATGGTTGAGCATTTTGAATTTAACAACACACGTCAAGGCGAAACTCCTCAATACTTTAACGATCCGATAAGCCGTGTTAGTTGCCCAAAGTGGGACGTAATAGATCCTTCAGTGCATTTAAAAACAGCAGATTTACCACCTTGGAAAGAAGACTGGGAAGAGTTTTTAAATGATCTAGGAATTGATGTTTTTAAAATGCACGGACGTGAAGCAATACCAAGACTTTACGAAACAATGGAAATAATTCGTAAGTGGGAAAAAGATGAAGAAATTGTTGCCGCAGGATTTGAAACATATCTCCAAGAAACAAATTTAAAAGATAAGCCTATTAACATATGGCGTGATAAAATTAAAAATTGTAAGTTTGATTGTTGGGAATGCCAATATTGTGATAAAATTTATAAAGCAAAATCAGACTTAGATCATAGCGACCTTATTAAACACGTAGCAACGGTCATTGCTGATAGCGGAGTACCTAAAATAAAAGTTGATGTTCCTGGTCTAACTAGTCCAAGAGTACAAACGATATTAAACGGAATAGCACAAGGTGTTGGAAGTTATTTAGAGATTGGGTCGTACTTAGGTGCTACATTATGTTCTGTTATTAAAGACAATCCTATAAATGCTATTGCTATTGATCAATGGCAAGAACAAATACAGCCACAAAAAGATGAAACACTACCACCAAATGATTTCCAAGTATTTAAAGAGAATGTTGAACGCTATCAACCCCAGTCGGGTGGTGTAACTGTAGTCAACGCTGATATGATGACAGTTGACACTGCACCTTGGCGTAAACAAATACAGATGTTCTTTTATGATGGCCCCCATGACGCACAAAGTACATATAATGCTATTGTACATTACTGGAATACATTTGCAGACGAAGTAGTAATAATACTAGATGATGCAAATTGGGACGGTGTAGTTGAAGGTTCGAGACAAGCAATTAATGATTGCGAAGGTTTAGTAACATACGAAAAAATATTACTAAACAGTGAAGAAAATCCAAATGAATGGTGGAATGGTTTATACATATTGGTTATTAGAACATGATACATAATTTTTTTAGTACCCCGATATATATTGATAATGTCTTTGATAATGCGGTTGAATCAGAACTTTCGCTAGTTATGCCTAAGTTAAAATTTAAAAATGACTGGCAGCCTGATAATGATACAGCACTTACTACGTTTATCCCAGACGAAGAAATTAATGTGTTAGAAAATTTTACTCTAGATACAACTAAAGAATTAATCTTTAAACATGTAAACAAGTATCTTAACGATGCACAACAGCCAGTAACAGATGAATTGCATATACAGTCTTCCTGGTTAAACACATTTGATAAAGATCAAAACATTGGTCTACATGAACATGGATATCAACCAAACGTAGTTAGTGGTGTATATTATCATAAAGCTCATAAAGATAGCGGAATGATTTCTTTTAAAAGTCCTAATCCTTTTGTTATATCCTTTCCGCATAGATGTAATCAGTATAGTAATATTGTTAAAGTTCCGCCTGAACCAGGAATGATAATACTATTCCCTAGCTGGTTGTTGCATAAAGTAGAACCAAATAGATCTGATAAGGAACGAGTTTCCTTATCATTTAATATTGAATTTTCATATAGGTAATGTAATGTTTTTAAATAAAGTAAAAAAAATTGTAATATTCGGCGGCGGCACTAGTGGCTGGCTATCAGCTGCATATTTAAGAAATCAACTTGGAACACCAGTTGAAATTGTATTAATTGAAGATTCGGACGCTGGTCCAATTGGAGTAGGAGAAGGAACGCAACCGCTAACAGCAGAGTTCCTATGGAGATGTGGAATACCTCCTCATATGTGGATGAATGCAAGTGATGCATCTTTTAAGTACGGAGTAGAATGTATTGGATGGAATGACGAACCGTACTTTGTTGACAACGATACTACAGCAAATAGTGTTATTGCCGAAAACTTTTTCTTTTCAGACTATTTTATAGATAAGCCTTATTCGGAATTAGCAGACTGGCATCCAGCATACCAACTTGCTAAAAATAATGTATCTTTAAAATATGAGGATTACCTAGATGTTAATCCTGGTATGGGTCCAAGTGGATACGGATCTGTACATTTTTCAGCTTATCAAATTATTAAAACTATTAAAGATCTTATTATTGACGATATTACATATATTAATACTAAGATTACTAAAGTAACACAAAATGAAAACGGCATCGAATATCTAATTAACGATAATGGAGAAAAGTATACAGGTGATTTGTTTTTAGATTGTACAGGATTTGCTAGTGTACTACTTGAAAAAGAGTTAGGAGCAAAATGGCAATCATTTAATGATTTAGGATTATTAGCCGATAGAGCTGTAATGATACAAACACAGTATACTAATCCGCAAGAAGAATGCCACCCATATACTAAAGCAACAACAATGAATTCAGGATGGTGTTTTACTATTCCTATCTTTACAAGAATAGGAAATGGATATGTATATTCAAGTAAACACATTAGTGACGAAGATGCAGAGACAGAATTGAGAAAACATCTAGGCGAATATGTTGCACCGGCTAGACACTTAAAAATGAAATGCGGAGCTCATACACAAATTGCTTTAAAAAATGTAGTAGGCGTTGGACTTAGTGCAGGATTTGTTGAACCGTTAGAAGCAACAGGAATCACATTTACTACTGCACTAGTACATAGTTTAGCTGATTTATTAAATGCAAATCAAAATGTTTGGGCCGAGCAAGCTAAACAATTAATGAATCAAGGCTTTGGCGAAATGTCAGCAGAGATATTTACATTTGTTTGGTCGCATTACTATTTTAGTACAAGAAATGATACAGAATTTTGGAAAGAAATACGCGAACAAAAGATAGAAGATAGGCCACGTTTTGTTAAAGAAATACTTGATGCATTTTTACCAAGTCCAAAAAGATTTTTACACTTAACACCTAGTAGTATGTTCTGTGTTACGCAATGGTTTAGTATGCTTCATGCAGGTGGTGCATACGAAGGAGTAGAATCTAAATTAACAGACAAACAAAAAGAGTATGCTGAGTATTTTTGTAAATCACACACTGCTAGAATTGAGATAGCAAAAGATATGTTTGCAAATCATTACGATTACTTAAAAGAATGGTATGGAAGATGACACAAATTCTATCAGCCAAGTTTTTTCATAAAGAAGATATAGGTACTGAAGTACAAGTATCTAAATTACTTGACGATATTAATAATGTATACGATTCAACACAATCAACATCTGCTACTAATTTAGATTGTTGGAGATCGTCACACGTATATAAAGATACAGATTGGTTAACTGATGCAATTATAGACCTAGTTAATGAAAATGTAGATTACTATAGTGAGTTAGATTCTATATTTTCAAAGTTAATGACTACACATCAACGTAAGTACATATTAACTTATTGGACAAATGTAAACAAACCAGGTAGTAGAAATGTAATGCATAGCCACAAAGATGCAATTTTTTCTGGTGTGTACTATGTAAAAGGCGCCGATACTGGAGACTTAAGAATAGTAAATCCAGCAAATGTATTAGGAGATTGTGATGCAATTTCTCCTTTTGTTAGAGACTTTTATTTTACGCCCGCTGACAAAGATTTAATAATGTGGCCTAGTTGGTTGCCGCACGAAGTTGAAACAAATAAACATGCAAGTAAAAATAGGATTAACATTGCATTTGATATTAGGATAGCAAAATGAAAAAGATACAATTCTTCTCAGAAATACCTGGAGTAGCAGAAGCATGTCCAATTATACCAGCAAGTAAATTTATTACAAACTGGCAAAAAAGAGCATTAGGTGATTTTAAAAACGCTTCTAAATCAGCAAAAGGAAGAATGGACCATATTGCACAATGCCCTGGAATCTTCGACTTAAACAGGCACGGCTATATTGTGCCAATGTGGCATGATGTACTGATTGAAACAATGGGCGACGGTAAAGAATTTAAATGGACTGTTCCTACTTCTGATATACACGATTTAGCAAATGGAAAAGAGATCCTTAGTAAGCAAGAAACAGGTGTTGAAACATTAATGCCAGTTAGGCCTTGGAGCATGTCTCCGTTAATTAAATTTAATACTCCTTGGAATGTAATTGCACCTAAGGGTGTTAAGTTTATAATGATACCAATTGCATATCCAGATAGTTTTGAACTTGATAGTAGTATTGGAATATTAGATCCTAGTGTAAGTACTGAGCTTAATGTTCAAGCATATTATAATATTCCTAAAGGCGAATATTTACTTAAAGCAGGAACGCCACTGGCACAGATAATACCTTTATCAGAAGAAAAATTTGAATTAGTAGTACGAGACAAAAATAAAAGTGACGACCTTTGGCTTAAAAAGAAAAGATTTATTATGAATTTTACATTTAAAATTCGACGTAACTTAGTACAAGATATATACAATAAGCATTTTGGAGGAAAATAATGGCTATTGAAGAATTTCAAACAGATGGCGGTTATGTCATATTTACAAATACACCTAAAAAAGTTAAAGATTCGTACACAATGCGAAAATTTCAAAGAGATAGATTACGTCTACAAGGTATGATAACTAAATTGTTAGAAAAAGAAGATGTTATTATTTTTTATAAAGACGAAGACGAGGTAATACAAAACACTGTTGGAACTAGGAATAGTCACAGACGTGAATTATTAGAAGAACCAGTTACTATGGAAGACTACAAAAAAGGTCCTGTAGAAGAAATACATCATGTTAGTTTTCTTAGTATTCCTGGATACGAACCAATGTTATTACATGTTGATTCTATTACTAAATTTATTGCATCGTCGACAGATATCTACGAGTTTTTAAACGAAATCGGAAAAGATAAAGAAGAAGTATCATAGCATACACAGATAAATACTCTATATAAAGGAGTTTTTTAATGGCATCAAATCAAGCACCAGTTGTCGATAGAATTAGAATAATTCCTAGACCCGACGACTTTCTAGATAGAAACGTTGGATCTAGCGGTGAAGTCTTTTTTAACAAAGCAACAAATTCATTAAGAGTGTATAGTGGCGCATTGGCTGGCGGCTACGAACTAGTTACATCAGATCTAGCAAATGTTACTGATAGTGCTCTTTTAGCAAAAGCAACTACAGCTGGATTAGCAAAAACTGATCTAACTAATATAACCGACAGCGACTTTTTAACAAAAGCTAATCAAGCAGGCATAACTGCTTCAGCAGGTGCAAGCATTGATGTTTCAGAATCTGTTCCTACAACTCCGTCACAAGGTAATATTTGGCTTAATAGTAATACTGGCGCTCTCTATGTTTACATTACTGATGTAGACGGGTCTCAATGGATACAACCAGTAGTTGGTATTAGCTCAGGCGGTGGTTCCGGTGACAGTAATCAAAACGCTTTTTCAAATTTTGCTGTAACAGGCCAAACAACAATAGCCGCAAATACTACAACTGATACAGTAAATCTTGTCGCAGGATCCGGCATGACTATTACTACTAGCGGAGATACTATTACGTTTGTATCATCCGGCGGTGGCGGTGGCGGTGGTGGAATTGCTTTAACAGATTTATCTATTGTTACAGGAAGTGCAAATGCTACTCCATCATTAGCATACAACAATACTACCGGAGTATTTACATATACTCCACCTTCAATAGATAACTTTATTACAGCAGATAGTGCAACAGAGTTTACAAATAAAACCGGAAACAATAGTCAATGGACTAATGACTCGAATTATATAACATCATATGCTGAAACAGATACATTAGATAGCGTAACTGATAGGGGAGCAACTACTAGTAACAATGTTACAGTTGGAGATATTACAGCAAACGCTTATATTAATGCAGGTACAGGTTCACCAACATTTACTAGTGCTAGTTCAATAACACTAACAGCACCAGACGGAGTAATATCAAACGGTGTAAAGGCTCCTATATATGCAGGCTTAGTAGCAGGAACAGGTACACTTACAGTAACTGGCTCAGGCGTAAGTACTGTTGGTAGTGTTGACAATGGCCTAGGTGATTATACTTTAACTTTTACTAATCCCCTTGGCGTTGATACTGACAGTTTTGGAATACTAGGAAATGCACAAGATCAATCAGGAGCTGCAATGGTATCGTTTGTCAAAACAAGTACTACTGTAATTCGAGTATATGTACATGATGCAACCGGCAACAACATCGATGCTGATGTGTTTATTACAATTTATGAGCTGTAACGATGTCTGAAAGAGAATATGTTGTTGTTGTTAATCGAGGCGAAGACTTAGAAGCATTTGATGCTGAACTAGAAGCATCAACGGGCGAAGGCCCAATTCCAAATAGAACAGTAGAAGTTGCTAATCCAAGACCCGGATCTGAGCGTATGACTCACTGGATGTTAACTGACGACGAAGCAGAAGAATTAAAAAATGACCCAAGAGTGTTATGTGTAGAAATACCGCCTGACCAAAGAGACGATATTGAGATAGGCTATGCAGCTAGACAAACAGGCACTTTTTACAGAGGATCAAATTTACAATCAAGTTATATTAATTGGGGTCTTAGAAGATGTACAGCAGTTGATAATTCAACATTTGGTTTCCAAACTACGTTAGCAGGAGATTACGATTATGCTATCGACGGCACGGGTGTTGATGTTGTAATACAAGACAGTGGTATACAAGAAGATCACCCAGAATGGCTTAGTACTAAAGATGAACTCATTGATACTGTACAAGGCGGTGTTGCTACATTTAATTTTATTGCGAGCGCCATAGCAACTAATGACATATACGTACCATATTATCAATTTGCAAATCCTACAGCTAATTATATTGCTTCAATGACAGGCACACCTTGGGCAAACGGACAATATGACGGTGCCGAATTTTTAATACGATTTGTTTTAGCAGACGGCAAGACTATAGAAAGAACTAGAATATTCGGAGGTATAGGAAACGGTACAGTAACTGCAGGAAAAAATACTTTCGAACTTAGTCTAGCAGGTACAATACATATTGAACAAACTGACGAAGATTTAAGACTTGCTTTTACTACTGGCGGCTATACTCAAAACGGAGTAATACAGTTATGGTTAACAGCCGGACAGACTAGAATGCGTCAAATAGATTGGTATGGTGCGAGCGGACTTACTGGTACACAAAATGCAAATCATTATAGAGATGCTGACGGTCATGGAACGCACTGTGCAGGGATAGCCACAGGTAAAACATATGGTTGGGCTAAGGGTGCTCATGTTTATTCACAAAAGTTAGCAGGGCTAGAAACATTGTCAGGAACTGACGGAACAGGAATTGCAATATCAGATGCATTTGATGCTATAAGATTATGGCATAACAATAAACCAATAGACCCAGTTACTGGTGCAAAACGACCAACGGTTGTTAATATGAGTTGGGGGTACAGTACAGTTATAACTTCTACTCCATCAAGTGGATCTTATAGAGGATCTCCATGGACATGGGGAAGTTCATATACAGATCGATATGTACTATGGGCAGATACTGGTGTACCAACAGCAACTGAAGGTGGTGGCTTTAGAATGCCTATCCGTGTAGGATCAATTGACGCTGAAATTGAAGCTATGATTGACGCCGGAATTCATGTTTGTATTGCTGCAGGTAATACTCCAATGAAACATGATGTTTCAAATGGATTAGATTATAATAATGTTGTAGTGTTTAATGCTGTATCTTACGAGTACCATAGAGGAAGTTCGCCATATAGTGATCGTGCATTAAATGTAGGTAATATCGATAGTAGTGTACAATCTTTTAGTGGAAATTTTTATGATAAAACAGCTACAAGCTCTATTAGAGGTCCGGCTGTAAACATATGGGCTCCGGGTAACGGTGTAGTAAGTACAGCAAGTAATATAGGTGATGCATCATATACTACAATTGATTACCCAGACAATAACAGTTATAAAATCATGAATATCGGAGGCACTTCAATGGCATCTCCCCAAGTAGCAGGACTTGCTGCATTAAAAGCACAGTCACTACCAACAAGGAATCCAGACAGGATCCGTGGAGATATTATTAATGATGCAAAAAATGTAGTATATAATACAGGATCAAGTACAGATTACGATAACTTAAATCAAAGTTTACTGGGTTCTGAACCTAACATAATGTTCTCTAAATATGCTGTTTATAATCCAATGTCATATTCGGGTCCTATAACAATTCGTAATGTCGGACCTCGGTTACGATAAATATAAAAAAGGAACTATATAATGGCTTTAAATTTTCCAGCAACAGCTAACATAGATGACACATATACAGATGGCACGACTACATGGAAGTGGGACGGTTCTGTATGGAATATTGTTGACGGCGCAGATGGTGTTGCATTATTTAAAACAGTAGCCGGCGATTCAGGAAGTGCAACAGCAACTATTGCAACTGATACAATAACAATCGCAGGTGGCACTGACATTACTTCTAGTGTTGCTGGCAAAACAGTTACTCTTAATTACACTGGTGCAGCATCTAATCCAAACTTGTTTGCAACTATAGGCACAGACGATGGTACATTAACAGCAGCGTCTGCTACGAGTAATGTAGATATTTTAGGTGGTACACATATAACTACCCAGAACGCTACAGATACTGATAACATAGAAATTAACTTAGCAGCATTTACTGTAGACTTTTTGTCAGATGTTGACACAACAACAACGCCTCCAAGTACAGGTAGTGTATTAAAATGGGACGGTGCTAAATGGGCTCCTGGAACTGATGCTACTACAGGTGGCGGTGGTACTGATGCAGATACTCTTGACGGACAAGATGGATCATATTACTTAAACTATAACAACTTATCAAATACACCTAGTGTTCTTTCACTAACTGGTCTAAGCATAGGCAATGAACTAGCGGCAAGTGGTGACGGAGCAATTAGTTATGATAATACTACAGGGGTGTTTAGATTTACACCTGCAGATTTATCGAGTTATTTGACTAGTGTGCCAGCACAGTCATTTAGTAGTTTAACCGGCAAACCAACAACACTTGCAGGCTATGGTATTACAGATGCATTTGACGGCGTGTTTGGTTCACTTACTAGTAAACCAACAACACTTGCAGGATACGGTATTACAGATGCAGCTACGTCTGCAAGCATACCAACAGACTTAACAGATTTAAACATTATAGATGGTGCAGCGAATCAAGTATTAACAACTAACGGAGCAGGCGGATTTAGCTTTCAAGACGTGAGTGCTAGTTCAGGTGAAACAAATCAAAATGCATTTAGTAATGTTGCTGTAGCAGGACAAACAACAGTAGCTGCAGAATCAAAAACTGATACACTTACACTTGTAGGCGGTACTAGTATTAATGTAACTACTGACGCTACTACTGATTCAGTAACTATTGCATATAACGGAGCATCAGGTGTTACTAACTTTTCAGACTTAACTGATGTAAATGATGCAAACTTATTAACAGTTGATAGAGTTTTTGAACATGCGGCAACTACTTTCCGAGTTGACAATATTTCAGCAACATCATATACATTTGCACCACATTATGGCGGTAATAATCCAACTATTATTTTGATATCAGGACATACATATGCATTTAATTTAAATATTGGCGGACACCCATTTGAAATACAAGATGCATCTTTAAATGCACTTACTACAAATTTATTACACGTAGATACTGACGGCACAGTATCGGCAGATTCGGATGCACAAGGATTTGATGGCGGTACGTTGTATTGGAGAATTCCAGAAAATACTAGTGGAACATTTGCATATCAGTGTACATTGCATCCGGCAATGGTAGGTGCAATAACTATTAAAAGATTAAGTTCTCTGTAAGTCGTTAACTATACTAGTTAAACGTTTACGTATATCAATCATTCTAACTCTATTTTCGTGAAGTGAACTAGGATTAATAAATCCGTTGTTTGATGGATCATGGCCTTGATCAATTTGTGATGCATGTGCTGTTAGTTCTTTAAGCAATTCATTACATTCTTTTTTAAGTACAGGATTAGTTATTACTGACAATTTTTCAGTAAAGTACTTTAAATCTTGTTGAAATTTAGGAAGAGTTTTAAACGATAAGTTATTCATCTTCTGACTCTATATTTCCTGCTGGAATTACATGATATACATCTTGTGGATTATACTTTGTTGCTGTTTCTGCTATAGCACTTCCGGCATACAAACATTCTAAACTAACTGGCATTAACGGCGGAACATGAAATACTGATCCTTCACGTAAGTTGTTTTCATATAACTTTCCTGTTTGAGTGTCTATCCATCGTATTCTAAGTTCACCACTATTAACAAACCAAGACTTAGTAGTGTCCTTAGTAAAGCTCATATTTGTTTTTGAACCAATGTGTTCAAATACTAGAATCTTACTACAATAATGTTCTGTGTTTGCCCACAATACTTCATATCCGAATTCTGTTTTAGTTACGTTATCATTCATATCAATACCTAATTAATTAAATTAATTACTTCAAACAATGTTTCAAGTTTGCGTAAATTAACTTTGCTTTCGAGCGTATTTTTTAATCCGAAGTGTAACGGTCTTGGCCATTTGTTAAAACTAACCCAAGCATACCCGTCATGCTCTTTGTTAAGTTGTGGAATAAATTCTTTATCAATAATACACAAATATGTGTGAAACAAAAAGTTTGTATCGTTACTTACAAAAGTTTCAAGCGGAATAGTTTTTTTAATGTTAGGAACATTACCTATTTCTTCTTTAATTTCTCGTTGTAAGCCTTCCCACGGAGTTTCTTTATCTTCTGTTGTGCCGCCAACTAATCCCCAAACATTATCTCGCTTGGTATTAGCCCTGCGAACAAACAGGAATCGTTTAGTTTCTAGTGTGTAAAAGATTGCACCACTACAGATAATTTTTTTGCTCATACAAATAATTATCTTTAAAGTGCTAGTCTCCAGGTACCTCTTGGATATTCACCATCTACTGAAAGTAGCCATTCTGAGTTATTCCAACGGTATTGTTTAGAAGTTGTAAGATTAGTTATGTATACAACGTCAGTTGAACTATCGTTTGCAGATGCATCAAATACAACATGCCAGTTTGTGCCATCCCATTCGATAATGTCATTTGCTTGTGCTACAAAGTCTGTTCCGTCTTGGTTTTTCCATGTATCGGGTCCGTCTTCATTTACTATGTCACCAATTGGATTTAGGATTAACACTCTTGGCGTTGTAGAACTTAAATTTAATGCAGATGTTCCAGTTGTAGCTGGATCTATAATATAGTCTACATTACTTCTATCACCAGCTGGACCTGTTATTACAGTATTATCAGGAAGCGAGTCTCCGTCCCAATTAACACTAATTTTTGTTTCGTCTAGTGGATTTAAACTAAATGTTCCAACAATTGAATATTCTACATCTTGGTAATCTAAGCGTCTGAGGTGTATCTGTGATACTCCTGGCTCATAAGTACCGGGCATTGCTTCAAATAGTGTTCTCCAATCAACTGTTCCGACTTTACCTTTGTATATTAGTTGAATACTATTACCTTCAACATATACTCCTTGGTTTTCGTAACTAATTGTTGTAACATTAGTATTATTACTAGCTTCGTATGTTTCGTTTCCGTTGCGGTCAACACGCCCTATTACAATGGAGTCGTCCCAAGCATCGAGCTGAGGCGTTGATAAATCAACTTCAATAGTGCCTTTAGATTCGTCATGTATACTAGCAATAATATTTGTTATTACTCCTAACTTTTTAACTTTAACAGGAGGACTAATATATATTGGAACAGTAAATGCCATAGATGAAACATCAATTTCGCTTTCTGTGCCTACTGGAATAGTTCTACTACTAAAATTGATATTGCTAATGCTTACAGTTGTAAGACTAGTCCAATCAATATAATTGTCAGTAGTCTGTATTTCTAATGTAGGATTAAACAGAACTAATATTTGCTCCATTAGTTGTAATTTTTGATCTGTATTAGAAGTCCATAAGTCAACATTTAAGTTTAAGATATACGGAGTAGGATGTAAACGTTCTACTGTATAATTTTTACCCTGGATACCTTCGTATGTTTGCGTAGCGGCATTATATTTTTGTTCTCTAATATGTTTCTTGCTTACAAAACTAGAATCAGAAATTCTTGTATTATCTGTTTCTAATCCACCAATATACACACCCATTCTGGGTACACTAGGTAGTTTGTTCTCACTGTTATCTCGTAAAATACTACCAACTTGTCTAGTAATATCGCCATACATAACTGGTACTGTTACAAGATTATCTTGATTATCTTTGTAACTAAAGTTACTCATTAGTCTAACCATTTGGGTTACGTATCGTCTAATTTGTCCGTCATAAAAATGTTGCATTAGATATCAGCCTCTGGTTTCTTAGGTCTAAGAGCTTTACTTAAACTACTACGTTCTTGTACAGTTTCACCTGCAATTTCATTAGTACTTGTATTATTAATAAATGTACCTTTTTGTGTAGTTTCTGTATTTGTATTTGATAATGTCATTCTTACATCGCCTTCAACTTTGATCCATCTAGTACCGTCATATTGGAAAAGACGTTTTGGTAAAAAATCGGTTCTAAGAAAATAGTCTCCATCAACAGCATCAGTTGGAAATGATATGCCATGCCCAAATGTTGCTCCATTAGGTGCATTTTCTTGTCCTACTAAGTACCCTTGATATCCTGATCTAGACGGTTTTGCTTGTATGTCGCCGTCACTATTGGTGTTTTTAAGGTCAACACTACCGTCAGCATTAGCATCTAATGTATAGTAGTGTGCAACGTCAAAGCCTGCCTTAGGAGCATCTGCTTCTGCTTGTGCTACTACAGCATCATTAATTTGCATTTCTTGTTCATATGTTGACAATACATCTCTTAGTGTATCGCCACCAGGTGCATGTTCGTCTGCTGGTAGGTCTAATATATCTTTGTATTCTTGTGAATCGTATATTTGCTTTAACTTTAATCTATAAAGATGTGGATACCATGTAGGCGAAAAGCCTTCTGCAGCTCTGTTAATGTCTTCAATAACATAAAAGCGTTTGAGTGCTACACTATAATCATTAAGTGCATATTCGTCTTTTAAATGAGGTAATTCAATTACATCACCTGGCATTAATTTCCTGCCAATTGTTTCAACACTACTATTAATATGTACAGTCATAAACAATGTATCATTGCTTAGAAATAAACCAAACTGGCTTAAATCAAAATCAATATCTTGTACATTGTATATTCCCCTTATGGAAAAAATATCTTCATCGTATTTACGATCTCTATTTTCCATAAACAGCATATCTTGTATGTTTGTTTCTTTTACAACATCGTAATGAGGTTGATCAGCAGTTGCATCTTCAACCGCTGTATTTTTAGGTCCAATATACTTGTGAACAAATAAGTCAGTTCCTCCAACTGTAAACATTTCGAGGATCTGTTTATCTAAAAACTTGTAGTCTGCACCCTTCTCGGGTTTGTATAAACTTAATCTTGGCATAAACATATTTATCGATAAGTGTCTCCATACGATAAATACTATTGGAGAAACAATTATATGACAGACTTAGCAACACAAAAACAACAAATATTTGACTATGTGCATAGTATGTTAGGTGGCGGTATGGTCGATGTTGAACTTGACCCTGTTCATTATGAAACAGCGTTAACTAAAGCATTAACAACATATCGTCAAAGATCAGATAATGCTGTGGAAGAATCTTATATCTTCTTAGAATTAATACCTGATCAGAATGAATATACATTAGCCAATGAAATTGTCGAAGTAAGAAAGTTGTTTCGTAGAAGTATAGGATCACGTCCAAGTACCTCAGCATCAGGAGGTCCAATTTATTCAACTACTATAATTTCAACAGACTCTCAGCAAGTATTCAATGTAAATTATAATTTAGCAATAGTACAATCTATTGTAGTAACAATTAACGGAACAGTTACTACAGATTATTCTACTGATGATGCTTCAAGAACCATTACGTTTAATACGGCACTAGCTACTGGAGATGTTGTAAATATAAAACTTTATGATAGTGGCGAAAATGGTGGAGGAAGTTTATTTGACCCTTTCAGTTTAGCATACACAAACGCATACTTATTATCAAGTTCTAATATGGGCGGCCTTGCAACTTATGATATGTTTAGTCAGTACCAAGAACTAGTTGGACGCATGTTTGGATCATTTATTGAATTTAAATGGAATAGTACTACTAAAAAGTTAACCATTCTCCAACGACCAAGAGCGGACGAAAATGTAATGATGTATTGTTACAATTATCGTCCTGATACCGAGCTACTTAGAGATTACCTAGCAATTCAGTGGATTAAAGATTATACACTTGCTGGTTGTAAATATATGCTAGGTGAAGCACGTTCAAAATTCGCTACTATAGCAGGACCACAAGGTGGTTCAGCACTTAATGGTGAAACACTAAAAGCAGAAGCACAGGCTGAATTAGAAAAACTACAAAGCGACTTATCATTACAAGTTGGCGGTGGTGTTGGCTATGGTTTCACAATAGGTTAAAAACCACCTAAGTTAACGCTAACGATTTTAGTTCCTTGTAAATACAATATGTAACAAGGAGAAGTCATGTGTTCACCAGAAGTACGTAAAGAAGCCAACCGTTTAAATTGGATTATCAAAGGTAAACTAATTGATATATCCTGGAGCGACATAGAAGTCGAAAAAACCTACCATTCATATTTTAAAAGACTTTGGGGAAATAATGAAAGTTATATCTACGAAGACGGATTTGAAGAAGAATATCAAAAAAGACTTGACAAGCACTAATAACGAGTATATACTGTAAAGATACTTAAAGGAGTTTATATTAGTGTTACCTAAATTACTAGTTGTTGGGCATGGCCGTCACGGCAAAGACACTGTTTGCGAAATGTTAGAAGCATACGGTTATACATTTCAATCATCGTCAAAGTTTTGTTCAGAACTTTTTATATTCAACGATCTAAAAGATCAGTATGGGTACGCTGACGAAGAGCAATGTTACGCAGATAGACACAATCGTCGTACTGAATGGTATAATATGATACATGACTATTGTAAAGATGACTTAGCACGTTTAGGCCGTAACTTATTTGCAGATCACGATATCTATTGCGGGTTGCGTAATAAGCGTGAATTCTTTGCAATGCAGAATGAAGAAATATTTGACCATGCTATATGGGTAGATAGAACAGATCACTTGCCTTTAGAAAATTATAGTTCTATGAGTATTGAACAATGGATGTGTAATTACACTATTGACAATAACGGAGATCTACAAAGATTAAAAAAGAACGTAGATGTGTTAATAAGAACAATTTTTAAAAATCGGGGATTAAGTCTCCCTGCTTCCAGCGGGTACCTTCTTTCTGAATTACACGTTGACAGTTAGCACATATTGTTTTTAAATTTGTTGGGCGGCAATTATTTAGATCGCCGTCTACATGAAACACATTAAACTGTTCTTGATGATTACTTTTAAATCCACATTTCTCACATTCTCTTTTTTTAGTGTAACCAGACTGTTTCCATTTAGGAACACCGATACTTTTACCACCTGTCCTTAAACACCGTTCACACCTCTTACGATAGTAAGTTTTATTACCTTTTTTGTAGTTAATAGCTGCAGGACGCTGTCCGCAGACGCATAATGGTCTCATACTGTATTTACCTCACCTTTTTGGTCCCTTTTTTATGGTGTTTTCGACGTCCTTTTTTATCCTAGATGCTAAATACATATAACAACTTATACCTAATAGGAGAACAAAATGGCATTAACATCACCAGGAGTACAGGTTAGCGTAATAGACGAAAGTTTCTATACCCCAGCTGAACCAGGTACAGTACCAATGATATTCGTTGCTTCCGCTGAGAATAAACTCAATGGCGCAGGCACAGGGACAGCAGCAGGAACGACTAAGGCAAACGCAGGTAAGCCGTATTTACTTACTTCGCAACGAGACCTTACTGAAACCTTTGGCGACCCAACTTTTATAACAGATTCAAACAACAATCCAGTACACGCAGGAGAACTTAACGAGTACGGATTACAAGCAGCTTATTCAATGCTTGGTGTTAGCAATAGAGCATATGTTGTTCGTGCAGACATCGACCTTAATGAATTAAAAGCATCAGCAAATGCACCAGCGGCTGCACCAGCAGACGGAACAAGTTGGTTTGATACACAAACTTCAACTTTTGGTATATTTGAATGGAATTCAAATTCAGCTACTACAACAGGTGGACAAACTTTTAGTAATAAAGTTCCAACTGTTATCACAGACGTAACAAAACTAGTTGGCAATAGTGCAACAGGTAACCCTAAGACATCAGTTGGCCAAATTGGTGATTATGTGGTTGTTGCAACTACAACAGTAAATAAGTTGTTTTACAAAAATGCAAGCGGTGCTTGGGTACAAGTTGGAAGCACAGCTTGGAAAGGCAGTCATGCTACAGTAAAAAGTTCTTCAGCTGTTGCTAGTGTTGCAAGCGGAGTAACAATGACAATTAATAGTGCTACTGTTACATCAAGCGGAACATCATTAACTGACGTAGTAAGTGACATTAACGGTTTATCAATTGCAGGCGTTTCAGCGGCAGTAGTAGATAGCCAGTTAGAGCTTTACAACACAGGTGCTTCAACAGCAACTATTATTATTGCAGAAGGAACAGGACTTGCAGACGATGTTAAGATTCCAGCAGGAACTTATGCAATTCCAGCGTTATCAACTGCTCCACACACAAGCGTACCAGAGTATAAGTCAACTGACACTACTCCAAGACCTACAGGCAGTATTTGGTTTAAAACTACTGAGCCTAATTTAGGTGCTCGTGTTAGAGTTAAGCAATACGCTGTTGGAACAGGAACATGGACACAAGTTGCAGCTCCAATTTATGCTAACAACCAATCAGCATTATATGCGATGGACAAAAGCGGCGGTGGTGCAAACTTAGCAGCAGGTTCGTTATATGTACAAACTAACGTAGCAGAAGAAGCTGTTAACTTAGCAACATTTAAAATATTTGAAAGAGCAGCAGCAGGCGCTACTATTGTAACAGGTTCAGCTGTAGCAGCTCAACTTTCAGCACAGAGTTATGCTTTTGGAATTCAAGAAACTTTAGCAAATAACGCGGCATTACAAACAGCAAAAACTGTAACATTTACAGCAACAGGTGCTTCAGGTGATGCAGACGTACTAGCAGGCGCTATTAACAGTGCAGGATTTACTAACATTGTTGCAACAGTTGATGCAGCTAATAAAGTTTCAATTAAACACACATTAGGCGGAGATTTCCGTATTAACGATACAGGCGGCGCATTAGCACTTATTGGCTTTGCTGCGTATGTAGATGCAAATACAGGAACTCCAAACTTATATGCTGTACCAGCAGGCGATTCAGTTAATGACTTTGTTGCTTCAAACTGGAAAGTATTAGCATATACAGCAGGCGAAGATGCACCAACAGCATTAACAGCAGACGGTACACTTTGGTACAATTCAATTGTAGACGAAGTTGACTTAATGATACATAATGGTACTACTTGGGTCGGATACTTAGACGCATCAAGTCCATTTTATGCAGGTACTGACGGTGACAAAACAGATCCAGAAGGACCGCAAGTTTCAGCTTCAGAGCCAACATTACAATCAGATGGAACAGCACTTAAAAATGGTGATATTTGGATTAGCACAGCAGATTTAGAAAACTATCCGCTAATTTACAAATATAACGGTTCTACATTAAAGTGGGTATTACTAGATAAAGGTGATCAAACTACTGAAGATGGTGTACTATTTGGAGATGCTCGTTATAATACAGCAGGTTCAAACAGTGCTGCAGCAGGCGACATTAAAGACTTACTAGTAAGTAACTACTTAGATGCAGACGCTCCAGATCCAGCTTTATATCCAAAAGGTATGTTGCTTTGGAACACAAGACGTTCAGGATTTAATGTTAAGAAATTTGTAAGAAATTATGTTGATACATCATTAGATAATGCACGTAGCGGCGACGAGTCAATGAGTGCTTACTACACACACCGTTAGGTAACTGAATCAGCTAACCAAGACGACGGTTCCGGTAGCTTTGGTGCTAAAGCACAACGTAAAGTTGTTGTTCAAGCAATGCAAGCAATGGTTAACAGTAATGACGAAATTAGAGATGATGAGTCAAGAGTGTTTAACTTAATGGCAACACCAGGATATCCAGAACTAATTGGCGAAATGATTTCATTAAACTTTGATAGAGGCTTAACAGCATTTATTGTAGGTGATTCACCAGCTAAATTAAAATCCGATGCTACATCACTTAACGAGTGGGGTTCAAATGTGAAACTTGCTGTTGAAGATAATGGCGATGGACTAGTAAGTAGAGACGAGTACTTAGGTGTATTTTACCCATGGGGCTTCTCAAGCGATAATGCAGGTAACAACGTAGTTGTTCCACCAAGTCATATGATGCTAAGAACATTAGCGTTAAGTGATCAAGTTAGTTATCCTTGGTTTGCACCAGCAGGTACAAGACGCGGTGGCATTACAAATGCTTCAGCTACAGGGTACATTGATGCAGAAGGCGAATTTATAAGTGTTGCACTTAACGAAGGTCAAAGAGATACACTGTACAGTTTAAACATTAATCCAATTACGTTTATTACTGGTGCAGGACTTGTTAACTTTGGTCAAAAGACTCGTGCAAGAGGCGCTAGTTCTTTAGATAGAATTAACGTTGCAAGACTAGTAATATTCTTACGTAGTCAACTTAACAAGTTAGCTAAACCTTATATCTTTGAACCAAATGATAAGATCACACGTGATCAAGTCAAACAAGCAGCAGAAAGTTTATGTTTAGAACTGGTTGGGTCAAGAGGACTATACGACTTCTTAGTTGTATGTGACGAAAGTAACAATACACCAAGCAGAATTGACAGAAACGAGCTTTATTTAGATATAGCAATTGAACCAGTTAAAGCAGTTGAGTTTATATACATTCCACTGAGATTGAAAAATACTGGTGAGATAGCAGGCTTGTAAGAATGATAAATAATACTATAACAGGAGCAAATTAAATGGCTATTTCATCACTATCAAAAATTACAGTTCCACTAGCAAGTGACAGCAGTTCTTCCAACCAAGGACTGTTGATGCCAAAACTTCAATATCGCTTTAGAGTGAGCTTGGAGAACTTTGGTGTAAGTGCAGGGGAAGTTACAGAATTAACAAAGCAAGTTGCTGATGTTACTAGACCAAACGTTAGCTTCGAAACTATGACGATTGACGTTTACAACTCAAGAGTATACCTAGCAGGTAAACATACTTGGGAAGCTATTACATTGAACTTAAGAGACGATGCAACAGGTGCTGTTCAAAAATTAGTCGGCGAACAACTACAGAAGCAATTCGACTTTATGGAGCAATCAAGTGCTGCAAGCGGAATTGATTATAAGTTCGTAACTAGGATCGAAATACTAGACGGTGGTAACGGTAACTATGCACCAACTGTGTTAGAAACTTTTGAAGTATACGGTTGTTATTTAGAAAGTGCAAACTATAACACATTAGCATACACTGCTAATGAGCCAGTTACAGTTTCACTAGCTATTAAATACGACAACGCTATACAAACTCAAGGCGCTAGCGGAGGCGGTGTTGGTACTGCTATTGGCAGATCAGTTGCAGCTATTGCATCTACAACTGGTGTAAGCTAAACGTAATTGTAATTACAAAATTAAAGAAGGGATCTTTTATAGGTCCCTTTTTTTTATCTACGCATATAACTCACATGGATAAATATTAGTATGAGCAAGTTTGGCGGATTTTTAGATAATTTAGTAAGTGGGGCTTTAAACCCTAAAGGTGACATGGCGGACTATCGTCATGCTTCCCGACTATACACAGATGATAACTTTAGATTAGCACCCAAGACTAAGTTTCTTTATCATGTAGCATTTAATCTAAATGAAGACGTAATTAAAAAGGTTCGTCCCAACTTTGATAAAAAGCATGGACTAGAAGTTAACATGCTAGTTAAGACAGCAGACTTGCCAAAGTATAATATACAAACTGAAACTAAGAACAAATATAATCGTAAGAAAAATCTACAAGTTAGATTAGACTATGATCCAATTAATATTACATTTCATGATGATAATATGGGTCTTACTTCTTATCTTTGGGAAAGCTATTATAGGTATTACTACGTAGACGGTAACTTAGGAAGCCTAGATGCAGCTGGTAAACCTAACCAAACATCTGCAGGATTTATGCCGCATAATACATATGAAGGCAAAACATTAAATAATTTTAGATACGGATTTGATAATAATTCGTATGCACCATTTTTTAATAGTATTCAAATTAGCCAAATGGCTAGACATCAATACATAACATATACATTAGTTAATCCTATTATTAGTAGTTTCCAACATGATACTATGGATCAATCAGCTGGTGGCGAAACATCACAAAATACAATGCAAATATTATACGAATCAGTATTTTATAGTACAGGTGCTGTTGAAGAAGGTAATGCTCCTGTTGGGTTTGGTACAGAACATTATGATACATCACCTAGTCCAATTAGTTTAGCAGGCGGCGGTGCAGCTAGTTTACTCGGCGCAGGCGGAGTATTAGCCGGTGGTGCAAGTGTGTTTAGTGATCTTAGTAGCGGTAACGTTGGATTAGGAACATTAATTAAAGCAACTAATACAATTAAAAATGCTAAAAAATTAACTAAAGAAGGTGTACGTAACGAAGGGTATAGTGTAGTAGGTAGAGGACTATCATCTGCAACAGGTGCAAACGTAAGTGGCTTAGCAAACTCAAGTTTTCCAAAAAGCGGCGGAACAGGACAGAATAACGTTACAACAGCAACTCCTGTTGTGACAAAGAAAGTTGATAAGATGCTTTCTAATGTACAAATAGAAACAGAATTAGCAAATACACCAGGGTTAAAAGATGCTGTAGCAAAACAATTAGTTGCTACTGGTGTAGTAGCATCAACAGTAGCAGGGCTATCAGAGGGTAATGCTGTTGGACTAGGAGTATATGATACACTAACAGTCCAAGAGAAAAATGCAATTAAAAATGAAGTTGATGAAAAAATTGCTTCTGGAGATCCTAGGGTCCTTTCAGTTGGTAATAAAATAGTTACTTCATATAGAGCAACGCAAGGAATTACATCTAATGTCTAGTAACTTACCAGTACAAACTAACGACTCAGCTGACGGAACTAAAAGATTTTTTGATCAGTATTTTACAGAGTCAATATCATATCCAAGTAACCAAGTTGATGCAGTTGTTGGCTTTTTTGAAAACAAAGGTTTTGAAAAATTAGCTGCAAGAAGCACAGCAACAGTTATATTACAACAAGCCAAAATTGATAATGTAAACGTATTTGAAATAATTGATACTCTTAAAGGATTAAATAAAATCCAACTCAGTGAAATCGTTGCTGAAATTTTAAATTATGATAGAAACAAAGTCAGTACACTAGGCTTTCGGTCAACATCAGTTTCAGAAAAATTAGAACGAAGAAACATTGTAGAGTAATATCATGGGCCGTTTTGCACAAGGCAAGTATACTCCAAAATATCCAGAAAAGTATGTAGGTAATAGAACACCAACTTATAGAAGTAGTTGGGAGTTTGCTTTTATGAAATTCTGTGACGAACATAAAAGTGTAGAAAAATGGGCAAGCGAAGCTGTAAAAATACCTTATAGAAATCCATTAACAGGTAAACATACTATATACGTACCAGACTTTTTTATAGTTTATACAGGTAAAAAAGGTGGACAACAAGTCGAACTTATTGAAGTTAAACCTGAGAATCAAACAGTATTTGAAAAGTTAGGCCGTAGTAGGCATAATCAAGCTGCTTGGGTAGTTAATCAAGCAAAGTGGGAAGCTGCTTCTAAGTGGTGCAAATCAAAAGGTATTCGTTTTAGAGTAATATCTGAAAAAGATATTTTCCACAGCGGCAAAAGACGCTAAATAATACTAGCATATAATGGAAAGATCCAATGACTAAAAAATTAGAAGACTTATTAAATTTGCCGGACTCAAAAGAATTTATTGATGATGCAAAAAAAGAAAAAGTAAAAACCGCAGTTATTGAACAACAAGATACGTTTCGTGATATAGCAGAGTTTGATAAAATTGCTGGCGCATTGCCTGCAGTAAAAGGGTTAGGCGAAAAAGCAGACTCTGAATTAAATGATATTGCTGACCGTGCGTTAACGGCATATGACGATCTAATGGATCTTGGTATGAATGTTGAGAGTCGTTATAGTGGTCGTGTGTTTGAAGTTGCAGGCGGCATGCTTAAGACTGGCCTTGATGCTAAAGTAGCTAAACTTAATAATAAGCTAAAAATGGTAGAACTGCAACTTAAAAAAGAAAAAATGGACAAAGATTCCATAGATACCGGGGACGTTGTTAACGGAGAAGGCTTTGTAGTAACTGATAGGAATAGTCTACTAGAACGCCTAAAAGGTATTGATAAAGATAAATAATATATACGATAGGAAATACTAACATGAAATCTTTCACAGAATTTTTAACAGAAACAAAAAAAACGTACCCTTTTAAAATAGGAGTAGCAGGTGAGTTACCTGAAGGCTTTGCCGATTCATTAGAAACAGCATTAAAGAAATATGATGTTGTTAATATGTCAGCAGGGAAGAAAACTCCAATACAAGAAAGACCGTTAGACTTTCCACAACTACAAAATACAGAAGTAACTTATTTTGAAGTATCAGTAAACTATCCAACAACAACACAAGTATTACAAGAATACCTAGCAAAATGTTGTGGAATAGACCAAGGTCATTTTATTGTTCGTAATCCAAACGAGCCACAAGAAGAATACCAAACGCCTAAAGAAGACGGCGAGTATGAGCCAATGTTAACACAAGAAGACATGGGCGGCACAAGTGGTCAAGCAGAAGTTGGAAGCAACAGAGTAATGGACTTACTAAAAGAGCTTGAAGTTGCACGTAAAGAACGCGACATGGATCCTACTGAATCAGCAGTAACAGGCGAAATAGTAAAAGACGAAGACATTAAAGAAAACGCTACTAGCGTAATAGGGAGTTAATTATGGATTTAAAGAATCTAATTCAAAAAATGGACAACATTGAATCTTCAACAGAACAGTTGAATGAGTCAGTTGTTAACGAAATGGGATATCCGGAAAATCCAGGTACTCCAGTAAGCATGAACGTGAGTATAAATGCAAGCGGAAAAGAACATGTTGCAGACTTAATTGACATGATGAAAAATGCAGGAATTGGCGATGTTGATGGCGATTCAGAAGCATCAGGTCCAATGCGTGGCGATATGGAAAAATTTAGAAGTATGATTGACGAACCATATGATGGTAAAGGTCATGAACACTTTGGTACAGATAAAGATATTGATGATCCTGAAGAGCCAGGACAAGACGAAGTACCAGGCGATGACGATTCTGAAGAAGGCTTCTTAGGTGGAGTAGCAGGCGGAGTAGCAGGTTCTATGGCAGCCCCGGCAATAGGTGGTGCTATAGGTGGACCAGTTGGTGCAGCTATAGGTTCTACAGTAGGACAATTGGCTACAACAGCAGCTGGCGCTCATATAGGCGACAAAATGACTGATGACGTAGCAACTGAAGCAGGTTATGACAACTCACCAGAAGAAGAATATAGAGATCATAACTATATGACAAAAGATATAAGTGGAGGCATTAACGGCGAAAAGCCAAAAGGTGCAATCCGTGCAAAAGATCCAGCAATGCATCAAACAGTTGAAGCTAGTGTTAAAGAGCAACTTTGGGCAGCATTAAATGAAAAAATGGCAGCCGAAGGACGTGGACGTGGCAAAAAGAAAAAAGTAAAAGAAACTGATTGTCCTGAATGTGGTAAGCCAGGCAAACAGAAATTAATGGCATGTGCATCATGCGGTTGTAAGTAACAACTTTATTAAATTTTAATAAATCCAAATAGGCTCTTAGGAGCCTATTTTTTTCTGTAAATACTTTTATGACAGATTGGACCAAGTACTTTGAACATATAAAACCTGTGTGTCCGTGGAGCGGAGCGGCATGGAAAAAGGGTGAAATAAAAGTAAAATACTGGGATAACGAAATAGAAGAACTAGATAACAATCAAGCAATTATATACATTTGTAAAGGATACAATCGTAGACGTCTTAAAAAACTTTGCAAAAAAGTTGACGTAAGCGAGAAATACGAATGGTTGTGGAGTGAACCTACACACGGTGATTATGCTTCTCCAGTTCCAATACTAATACAACAAGACAAACGTAAGCTATTTGATCTAAGATTCGATACAGGCTACTACGACGATATAATTGGTTAAATACTATTATGAGTAAGAGTTTAGACGGTGTTCTCACCAAAAAAGCAAATCAAAAAGAAACGTTCAACGAAGAACAAATTCAAGACCTGGCCAACTGTATGGATCCGGATAATGGATATATGTACTTTGCACGTAAGTTTGCATTCATACAACATCCTGTACAAGGTAAACTATTATTTGATCCGTATGAGTATCAATTACGATTAATGGATAGTTATCACAGTTTTAGATTTAATATAAACATGATGCCTAGACAAACAGGCAAAACTACGTGTGCTAGTATATACCTTGCTTGGTATGCTATGTTTAATTCAGATCAAACTATACTTGTAGCAGCACACAAATATACAGGTGCCCAAGAAATTATGTCACGTATACGTTACGTGTATGAAACTTGTCCAGACCATATTAGAGCAGGAGTTACAAGTTATAATAAACAATCAATTGAATTTGAAAACGGATCACGTATTGTAGCACAAACTACAACAGGTAATACAGGGCGTGGTATGAGTATATCATTACTATACTGTGACGAGTTTGCATTTGTGCAACCTAATATTGCTGAAGAGTTTTGGACATCAATATCACCTACACTAGCAACAGGTGGTCGTGCTATTATTACTAGTACACCGAACAGTGACGAAGATACATTTGCAACTATTTGGAAGCAAGCAGAAGAAAAATTTGATGAACACGGTAACGAACAAGAGTTAGGCGTAAACGGGTTTCATAGTTTTGTTGCCCAATGGGATGAACATCCTGATAGAGACGAAGAATGGAAAGTCCAAGAAATAGGACGTATAGGCGAAGAAAAGTTTAGACGTGAATATGGTTGTGAATTCTTAGTATTTGATGAAACATTAATATCAAGTATACATCTTGCAACCATGGAAGGTGTAAGTCCTATATTAAATATGGGGCAAACACGTTGGTACAAAAAGCCAACTTCAGAATATACATATGCTATCGCACTTGACCCTAGTATGGGTACAGGTGGAGACTATGCCGCAATACAAGTGTTTGAACTACCTAGTTATACACAGGTAGCAGAATGGCAACACAACACTACAGCAATACCTGGACAAATAAGAGTACTAGCAGACATTTGTAAGTACATACAGTCCGAGACTAATAACGAAAATGGTGTATATTGGTCTGTAGAAAATAATGGTATTGGAGAAGCGGCACTAATCGTTATAAACGATTTCGGGGAAGAGAATATACCAGGCCTATTTGTGTCTGAACCAATTCGAAAAGGCCATGTACGTAAA